CTTTGTCGATGAATCTTCAACGGATGATGTTATCGCCACTTGGCAACTTACGGCTTCATTAATTACGGCCGAACCCTCAAACACGCGAAAGTTCTGACCCATCATTTTCGTTAACGCCATATTTTTTACGATTAAGGGTTAAACCTGATGGCAACAAAGAACTTTCCTTTGTCAAGATAGTCCTTCTTGATGTACTGGATGGCACCACCATCTATCTTCGTGAGGCCCTGCGAAAGTGCTGACTGCTTTAACGCTTCAACTTTTTCTTTTGCTGCTTCGCGTGTATCTTCGTTGATGGTGTAACGCTTGCCAGCCACCAACTCTATATTATCTTGCTCAGTTTTCTTCTTTGCCATTTTAGTCGAATGTGTTAGTTACATCGCACACATAGCGGAGAGTCTGCCAGTAGCACGGTTTCATGCTGTCATACTGCACTGCCTCGGCACTCATATCATAGTCTGTTATGGATGGATTCTCACCTTCCAACTGCGAAACCATGTATGAATGAACTTGCGCTCGGACTATTGACGCAAGCCCAGCCAACTCTGCGCGGTTCCTGGCACAAACCTCAATGCCGATTGTTACCTTATCATCGTCACCCTCGAAAGGGTCATCCTTCGTGGTTTGCTCGTTATTGAGGCCGTCAAAGGTTACGATGATGTAAGGCACAGGCACATTGTCCGCATCTTCGTCAGGCATAGGAATGGATGTCGAATACAACCGCCCGCCGATTTGACTCATGATGCTGTTGTTTGCCCTTATCGCGGCAATGAATATGCTATCTGTTGCAAGACTCATACGCTATTAGTGTGATTTGTGTGTTGTAGGTTTCAATCTGGGGGCCGGCGGCTAACCGGCTGTTATCTCGGTCGCGTGCCGCCGGCAGGAACTATGTCTCCCAGAATGAGGCTCATTCGGTTGTAGGACCTTCCTCTGCAACTGAGTACAGGGCAAATGCCTGAGTGGGATAGGTATCGCCGCTCGGAGTGCCGCCGTTGATGTACTTCGATAAGTCGGTAATGGAAACAGCCGAGTTGAGCACCACGCGAGTGACATTTCGGTCGGCCATTGTTACGGGGTCAACAACAAGCCTTGCCGTTCCGTGGGTTTGAACACTCAGCCATTCGAAGTACCCGATACCGATGCACTTGCCGGATGTAGGAACGAGTTTGTTGTTGGAGTCCAGCTCGGTGTTGAGGTAGTGCGTTACGATGTAGGGATAACCAGCGCAGAGGCCATTCTCCACTACAAAGCCACCGGCTGCACCGGCAATCTTTGGAGTTGCCTTGAGTCGTGCTTCAGTCACTCGGTCAAGAATGATGGTAACATCGCCCTCGAAGAAGCCCTTGTCGCTGAACTCAGCAACGGCTGCAAGGATGTCGGCATACTCTGTGCCAGAGCCGAGTGTAATGGTGCCGGCAGGTGTAAGACCACTGAATGGGCCTTTGTTGCCGGTCCACTCTGCCTGCGAATATACCTTCTTAGCGAGGTATTTGCGCATTGCAATGGTGAACTTTTCCTGCACAAATGCCATAAGGTCGAAGGCAGCATTGTCGATAGCCATGTTGCTGACAGGCACCTTCAGGCCGATGCGGCGTTGTACCGGAGTGATTTTAGCGAAGTCGAGATTTTGGTCGGCAAGCTGTGCAACTTCGCCCAACTCTTCCATCTCCACATCGTTGACACTTACAGGCCATACTTCGTTGCCGGTAACGCCAGTTACGATGCGCAGGCTTTCGGGAAGGTCAAGGCCTTCGTGCAAGGTGGGATTCATCTCATGGATGGTCAACTCGATTGCGCCAGATGCAGCAATGTTGGCTGTTGTGTTACTTGTGCCTGCACTATTTGTGCCAGCGTTCAGCAAAATCTCACGCTTCTGGCCTGTGGATGAAGCCTCTTTCAGCATTTCACGGAGCTGCTGGCCCTTGCTCTTGTGTTCCTCGAACTTTGCGAGTTCGCGCTCAGTGAGCATTGAGCGAAGTTCACCCTCGTTAAGAAGTTTCTCACGGCTCAGGGCATTCCACTCGCGCTGTTCATCCTCTGTGAACTCGCGGGATTCCTTATAAGCCTTGTCGTTCAATTCAGCCATCTTAGACTGAAGTTCGCGGATGCGAGCCTGAAGCTCGACTTTAGTCATTTTTCCCATTTTCTAAAACGTTTTAGGGGTTAATACTAAAAACAATCTTTTTATCTCGTTAGTCTTAAATTAGTTGCTCTCGCCTTAAAGCGGCGGCACGCATTGCCTTTTGCTTGGCTTGCTCTTCTGCTTCGCGCTTGGATTTCTCTTCGGCTTCTTTCTTGCCCTGCGGTGTCAATTTGTCAAGCTCGCGGGCATTGACATAAGTCTGACGGTATGCAGGTGACATTCCGATGGTAAGAGCCTCAAGGAACTCGAAACTTTTATGGCGGATGATGACCTCATCCTTGCCATCGGCTCCCTTTGTCCTCTCCACTTCATAATCCTTTGGCCAGAACTCGAAGCTGCAACCCGAATAGTCACCTCTCCTTACCATTTCCAGGCACCTGTCTCCTAAGTCACAGTTAGGTGCTTCAAACTCGAATGTCACACCTTGCTCGTCAACAGCCATACGGAGTGAGCCTTGACCCTTATTGCAGCGTGCAATGGTTAGTTCCCTTTCGTGCAGCATGTTCATCTTGACATCCTGCGTGTTCAGGAACTCCATCGTAACAGCTTCGGGCAATATCACTTCGCGGAATCTCTCTCCCCAATCATCGAGCACTTCGCTCTCAGCATTGAACACGATGGCTCTGCCTGTGATTGTGCGAGACTCGCTCTCCGAACCTTGCGCAGCTTCTCTAATGGCAAGCTGGCAGTTAATAGTCCTGATTTCTCTTTTTTCTGCATTCATATCTAATTTGCGTTAGTTATCTATTATTCGTGCGTATATGCCTTTAGGGGGTACTAACTCCTATTTTGTGTAATGACTATGCCAACCTCTTTGGCATCTTGCATCTGCCAATCCATCCATGCTGAGATTATTCTTTCTCCAAGTTGACCGCCTACCCTGCAAGAATATTTGAAGCCCACATCATCCACATGATATGCCTTTGGATTTGCCTTGACACGTTCTTCAATGTTGCCTGCTCGCTTCTCCCACTCTGCAAGAATGCCATTGACAAGTTTCATCATCTTGCGAAACTCTTTGCTTGGCATGATGAACATTGAGCAGGGATGCAGTTCGTGGCTCTCCAATGCTTTGTGCCAAGCATCTGCAAAATCCTTGTACTTTTCATCAATTACATCTGTGCAGAGTTGCAAGTCGGCAGGATTGGAAAATCTTGAATATTGTTCCACCATTGGCATTCCCAAGTTCGTGCGCTTGCTCACAATCTTTGTGTCTTCGTTGAGAGTCGGCACATCATCCATGAACTCGAAGTACTTGCGATAACCGCAAAAACCGATAATTTTTGGCAACACCTTCTTTTTCGCAATTTTCTGATAAGTGAAGATTTCGCTCAAGAAACCACCTCTTTTGTCTTCGCCAAATTCCCTTGCATCTATTGTTTCATAGATTGGATGTTTCACTTGTGGCATAAAGTCACCATGTGCGCAGATATATATCTTTGCATTTGGTGTTTCTTCGCCAACTGCACCTAACTTATATTTGCCATTTGGCTTCCAGAGTGGCGCAAATTTTGCAAGCCACCTCAACTGGTCTTCTTTGTCTGTCTTGCGCCAGCTTCCAGAACCATAATGAGCATAACAGTCATAAAGATTCGGATAGCACCTTGCGACTAATTGGGGCTTTGTCTTTCGTATGTCTTCCAGCAGGCAAGCACCTGTGTCATACATATTACCAACATTGTCTTCTCCCTTCTGAAGCCACCATGACCTCTGCGGGTCAAAGAACCTTGCTCCGTTTGCTTTTAGCAAAGACACATTCATATACAAGCACATCGGCACGAGCCTGTCTTTCTCTTTCCTGCCAACCTTCTGTAAGTACTGCACTTTTCCTGCTGCGGCAAAACTTTCATCCCAAAGAAACTTGATGGACTTGCGAATCAGAATGTCACTATCCAAAAGGATGAAGCCATCTGCAAGCACATCCCAAAGGTACTGCACAGAAAGCATGTGCTTAACGGAGCCAAAATTGCTCACCCTTGCTTTGTCGAATAAGCGGTCTGGATATTTGGCCAGCTCTGCATCAAAGTCTATGAGTTGACCTTTGGTATTGTCAAGCACAGTTACGAAAGGCAGCTTTGCCTCAAATGGTTGCCTGTCGCTATTGTCAAGAATAGTGACAGGCCAGAAGCAACCAGTCTTTCTCAAAGACAAGATGCAGGCCTCTGTCAGTTCCGGCGTGTTATAATGTACTATGCCGATTTGCTTCATGTTGCTTCGTTTTTGTTCACAATTAGCTGCATGTGGAATTGAATGGTGTTATCGTAGTGGCTTTCGTGGAATGTGTCAGGCAAGATTTGGAATGTCTTACCTTCCCAAACGATGCGACTGCGCTCGTTGGTAAATTCGTTCCAATTTATGCGCACCATCTTGACTGCATAGGCATCAATAGCTCCTGCTGACATCGCAGCCTTGCCTTTGGTCCAGTTGACATCTGCCCACACTTCGCCTGACTCTTGCCACTCCAATTCTGAAGAGTCAAGGCCAAAGGCTCCCATCTCTGCCTGCGTGCGATTCAGCACCTTAATGCGAAACCGCCTCAATCCACTTGCAAAACCTTTCTCCATACTTATCGCTCATTATTGCATCCTGGGGATACTATTCCATCAATGCTTTTGTACCGACTTCTTACAATAAGTGTGTGCAAATTAAAATACCTTATTCGCTTCCAAGAAGCCCGATATTTTCTTTGCCATTTGATAGAATCCTTTTCCTTTACGCGGGTGTGTTCCGTCACCAAGATTGAAATACTCACTAAAATTGTAGATATTCCAACCAAGAGATTGATATAGATTTAATGCAGGAATGTGGTTTTTCTCAAATTCATCTTGTAAATCTTTATAAAATTCGCCTCTTGTAATACCCATTCCTGATGGGATATAATTATCGCACCAGTTGGCATCATCAATTCCTCCACTATTATAAGAACGCCAATGAACAACGGGAGTCACATAATACAATGCCACACCCTTATATGTAGAACAAAGAATACGCACAATTTCATTGATAGCTCCGAGAGTATAGTTTGGATTTGTTGAACCCGTTTCACCCATCAATGTAATATCGCCATAATCATTTGTGCCACCAAGTATGACTACCGCATCCACTTTAGACCAATTTATTTCTCCCATCCTTGCGACGATGGCGGTGTTATCATCACTTAGATGGTCTTTTATACATTGTGCTGCTGCTATTTGGTTATTGAATCTTTCTGCTATTGGTGTTGTTGTGTCACACGATGCAGAAACCATTTGAATAATGTCAAGTGGAGAATAAATAGGACTGCTATAACTTATTTCTTCAAAATCATTTGCATCCCATGCTCCAGTATGTGCGTTTATACATTTATAGCAATTCATTGTAGTATTGGGTTTATAGTAAACCCAATCGTTTACATTATATGAAACAGAAGGGCTAAACAAACGTATCAAATCACGTCTTTGCCTAATTTGTGTGCCACCAATTCCGAGATTTACAATGTTGGCATTGTAAAATTCTGCAATATAATCTGGCCAAGAACGGTGTTTAGAATCCTCAAATTCACATAGTGAATCTCCAAAAACTACAATGTTTTTCTTATTTAGTGTATTTTTTTCAATTTCTTGGAGGGCATACCAAACTCCGTCTGGATTTACTATAAACAATTCATTTGTAACTGTATATGATGAAACCGTTGTGTTTGTTGCATTTGGATTGTAAATATACAATACAGGCTTATCCGCATCCTTTGTTATAGTTATAGGTACACCAACCGAAAACTCACCAAGACTTGTTAGTCCTTCGTGTGAAGTTGTCGCTTTGTAAAGAGTGAAATTGGTAACTCCGTTTGGATGTGTAAAATTAACAAGAAGTTGATATGTATTACCGTTGACATCTTTCGCATCATCTAACCATACAGCTATTCGATTGAAGTTGTCGTCTTATCAACTTTTTTATAATAAGAATAATAATCAATTTTTGCATTTGTTTCGTCAACAGAATCTTGGAGTGTGCTAATTGACTCGTTTGTTTCGCTTTTTAAGTCATTTAGTGCCTGTGAAATCTGCCCGAGAGTTTTTGTGGTGTATAATTTTATTTCATCACCACGATTACTTGTATAATCAGACAAAAGATTGAATGCAATTTTAGTTGTTCCAGAAGGTATATACTGCTTGTATTCTCCTGCGTTTCCATAGTAAGACGAAATAACCTCTGTGCCGTTAAAGAAGATAACATGAGGAACAAGAGCTGTTCCGTTTGCTTTGATATTATAACAAACGGCAATTTTGTCATAATTTATGCTGTTATCAATGGTAACCTCAATAGATGAAAAGCTACTATTGCTATTGAAAGAACCGTCAGAACCCTTATACCATCCAGAAAGCACAGTTGCTCCTGTAAGTAAGTCGGAAACTTCCAACATCACATCAACCTCCTCCCCAGTATTTACTCTAACCCAGTCTGTAACCGTAGTGCTCCACTCATTTTTCGTGAGGAAGTACTGTATGTAGTTATTGTCAGAACTCTGTACGAAACGTATCTGCATGCCGCCCTTTCTCACATCTGTTGGAATGAGTGTGCTAAGGCTTCCGCTTGACAGCAATGCCGAGAGAGATGCGAATGTCGCACCGCTATTGTTGGCAGTGACATCATACACAATTCCAGAAGCCACATTGCCATTGAGGTCACTCAAAGGAATGCCGCTTGCCGGCTTCGTGTAGTTTCCTGGCTCACCTTGTGGCCCTTGCTCTCCCTGCAAACCTTGAATACCTTGCGGACCTTGAGGGCCTTGTGGACCGGTCGCACCTGTGTCTCCCTTAGCACCTTGCGGACCTTGCGCTCCTGTTGCACCAGTTTCACCCCTCTCGCCTTTAAGGTTACGGAATGAAAAATCAAAGGTTCTGCTTTC